AACGAGAACACCAGAAACAGCGATCGCGAGAGGTTTGATCATCGGAAGAATGATTAGCGTTTGCCTTGCCCACGGTAGGGTTTTTTGTCTCCCGTAGGTCTTGAGTGTTGACCATTTCCTTGTGTGGTCTTTTTAGGCTTGCCGACAACAAAGGTCTGACCGTTCAGAGACTTTGCCATCAGTATCCGTCAGTGGACTGAAGTGTGTTGTACTTCTGGGCTAGGCCAGTAAACAAACCATGTTGCGGGTGATCTGCCCTATCACGGCCATCAAGGAAAAATAATTCCTCAAGCCATAAGGTGCGACTGCGCATTGCATCGACATCCTCCGCTCCAGGCTTAGCGGCAATCATCGGGTCAGGACGTTGCATCAGGCTGCCCAAGGAGTGCCAGACCCTTTGGTTGGGGTGCGCTTTTCGGTGAGCTGTGCATCCAAGGCAGCATGGATTTCAGACACCTTTTCTTCACCGCCAATCTTGGCTTGTGCCCAGCTGATGGCTTGCGCTTCGGTCACGCTGTCGTAAGGAATCATGTCCTCAGAGTCAACAGCGTCAAGACCAACAGAGCCATACGCCCCAACGGAATACACACCGTCTTCAGTCACAGCAGACACGGTGTAATGAAGCGTGGTGATCATGCCATCTGCAAGATTGCGGTCGCACTGACCAACCTTCCAGGTGTAGGTGTTAGCCATCAGAAAAAAGCTTTCGGTTTACTGTAACTGGGACGCCCCGCGTTGCCACGGGGCTGAAGTGTAGGGATCTTGCGCCGAATTATCAAACTATCGCTGAGTAGTGTCAAAGACTTCTCTAGTTGGCTTCAAGTACAGAAACTCGTGCCTTCAGTGATTCGATCTCACCAATGGCTTCCTGCAATGCAGCAGTCAGCAGAGGCACCAACTTGGACTGGTCGATGCCTTGATAAACAGGATTGCCATCATCATCAACTTCGTTATGCGTTCCAGTAACTGCTTCTGGTACGACAGTCTGTGCTTCGTGTGCAAGAAAACCATCGACTGTTGTTTCAGCATCAGCGATGAAGTTGAAACGCTTAGGTGCAAGTTGCTTGACACGAGTAATACCGTCAGCAATATCAACAACATTTTCTTTCAGACGGTGGTCGGAAGAGGTGTTATAGGCGGTGGCACTTGCACTTGTTGAAATAGAGCCTACAACGCCATTAGTGTTTGAAAATGAAATATGATGTCTTAAACTCGTTGAACCAGCTGCGCATTCGATTGCGACATCTCCAGAATTGCTACTGGTTGTTGTTACAACGCCAACTCTTGAAGTTGTCTTCCAACTAGCACTAGCGTAGGTAGTGCTGCTTGTGCCTAGAAGAATGCGACCACTGGATTGAATCCTCATCCGCTCAGTCGGAGAGCTATTCGTAGACGCAGTAGTGGAGAACACTAGGCGGGTTGGTTTATCTCCTGTTGCGTGATCAAGATCTGCCTCCGCTGCCATAAAGGCACACGATTGGTAGGTGCCATCCGAATCATTACCGAAAAACTCAATACGGCCTAAAGTATTACCACTAACTGTAGACGTATCGTTGCGAGCAAGTGCAATAATGCTTCCTGCGTTGCTTTGAGCGATCTGAAGCGGAACACCTACGCCTGTCGTAACTGGACTAGACGTGCCAACTAACAGCCTGCCCGAGCTGTCGATTCGCACCCGCTCGTTATTACCGCCAGTTAGCAATCGAATACTTCCAGAAGTATCCGTTGAAGCCAATGTCACGTCATCATCTGCACCATATAAGTAGCCTTTTTGAACACCAGCTTTAGCAAACCAATAAATGCCTCCAGTAGATCCACTGGCTGTAACGCCAGTAAAGCCTGCGCTTGTCAAGGCCGAAGTAGTGCCAATCCCAACGTTGCCTGTCGTTAATATCGAATTGCCACTGCTACTGCCGACATCTAAAACAGTATTGGTAGCGCCATTGTTTGCGTTTCCTTGGTTAATTGTCAATGTTTTGGAATCAGACGATCCAGCATTTTCAATTTCAAATGCGCGTGCGCCTGACGAATTAACCGTTAATTTTGCATCGCCAGTACTCGTGCCAATCCCTACGTTGCCCGAGCTGTCGATAAACAACCTCCCCGTGCCATTAGTCGAGATGGCTACTTGGTCCGCTCCAGGGGAGTAAATGCCGGTGTTGGCATCACCGTCAAAGCTAAGATCAGGCGCACTTGCACTTGCTGCATTGTCAAGCAACAACGCACCAGTCATGGTGTCGCCGCTGACATTCACAAATTCACCGGCTTCACTGCGCCATGCAGTGCCGTCGTAAATCTTCAGTACATAATTACCGCCAGTAGTATCTAGCCATTGCTCACCTTTTTCGACACCTTGCTGGCCAGAAACGGTGCCATCACCTGTTGTCGTTCCAGTGGCGGTAAAAATAACGCCGACGGTATTTGCGCTTGCACCGACCAAGGTGAAGTCAGACGTGCCAACCGTCAAAATCTGATAAACCGTCCCAGTGACAAGCGCGGTCGCTGCAACACTGTCCGGTGATGAATTTGGTGCGCTGGTGCCGATATGCACCGGACCAACTTTTACCAAATCGCCGTTGCTGTCCTTAAAGAACAAGCCAGGTGATGCTTCATTCGTATTGATCGCAATCTGACCCGCCGACATCACAGTCGGAATAGGGCGCTTGTTTGCAGTGCCGCTACGAAGATGTTGGAGGGCCATCCTTATCGCCTATTGCTAGGCCGGAAATAACCCTCCCAGTTTAGAGATCAATATGTGCCGTCATCAAGCTGGGACGTCAAAGCGACCGTACCGGTCAAATCGGGCAGCGTGACGGTATGGTCAGCCGTTGGGTCTGCCACCGCAAGTGTTGTCTCAAACGCATCATCCGTTGGACCTTCAAAAACAAATGACCCAGTGTTGCTAATCAACACCTGGCCCGTAAATGTTCCGCCAGCTTTTGGAATAGCCAATGCGGCGAGGTCATACGCAGTCTTGACCCCGTTTGGTGTTGCCGCAGTGGTCGTGCTAGATGAAGCAATTCCATCAGTAAGCTGCAAGACACCAACAGCACTTGTTGTGCCGGTGCTAATTGTTAGCGCAGGCGTTGTCGTTCCACTGGTTACACCAAGCGGCGCAGATACCGTGACTTCAGTGACCGTACCAACCTGATTGGCGATCCACTCAAGGCCAGTCGTTTCGCTGCTGTTTGCACTGAGGATATAGCCGTTTGTGCCAACAGCGAGTTTGTTAAGCGTCGTCGAAGCACTGGCCGCAATCAGATCACCCTTGGCGTAAGAAGCGATATTGGTGCCGCCACGATTAACGTCCAACACGCCGCCAGTCATGTTGTCTACATCGCGGCACTCATTGCTGACTTCCTCCAATGCAGCTTGCACATTCGTAGAGCCAAGACTTGCAGCAGGAACAAACGCAACGTTGCTCGCAGTTTGCGCGGTATAAGTGCTGGAAACATCAATTTCTAACCATTCGCCACCTGTCGAAAGCAGAAGGTCAGGCGGAGCAAGCGCAACCGTTGGGGCAGGTGCTGTGCCAGTGCCGGACTCAGAAACAACAAGGTAATAATTTGAGTTAGTGCTGCTAGCACTTGGCAAACCAGTGCCAACACTTAGGCCAATTGCCGTACCATCAGTGGTGACGCTGGCAACTTGGTTGGTACTTGCGTCATAAGTTCCAGCCAGAATAATTGCGCCAGCAGAAATGCCAATTGACTGCCAGACGTTGCCGTCCCACATGAAAAAATTCTTATCAAGTGGGTTAAAATGCAGCTGGCCAATAAATGAAGCGCTAGGCAGCGTTTCTCCAATAGATGATGTAGACCTGTCGGCAAGCTTTACGGCTGTAACCGCGCCCGAAGCAATAAAGTCAGAGGTAAAAGTGCCGCTGTTGATTTTTGATGTATCTAGGTTTGGAATATCACTGGCGACCAAATCAGCAGCCGCCGTAATATGACCTTGAGCATCAAAAGTAATTCCGCTTTTGGTTGCTCCAGTGACGCTATTACTGTGATTTAAAGTGCCACTGCTGACGGCAAGTCCAGTGCCTGGCTGGATAACACCCTTGGTGGATGCAGTCGCGTCCGGCAAATCATCGGGCACCAACGCTCGGAATGTTGGAGCGGCATCTGCGCCTGAGGCAGGACCAACAAAAACGCTGTTAGCGGTTTGCGTATCTAAACTAAGGGTTAGATTTGCAGTAAATGCATCAGGGTTATTAACAACAACCGACAACGGAGTTGAGTCGGTGATCGTTACAGATTGAATCCCGGCCTCTTGCGTCCAAGCCGTGCCATCCCAGCGATAAGCAATGCTAGTGCTGGTGTTAAACCAACCCTGACCAGTAAACGCACCTGTGCCAGAAGGCGTTGCAGCACTAACGATGCAAGTTGATTGATCGCCTAGCTTGTCTTCGTTAACAGAAGAATCATTGATTTTTGACGTTGTGACTGAACTGGCTTGTAAATTGCCTGCGGCAATAATATCGCTAGCCAAAGTGGTCGCAAAAGATCCGGTGCCGCTGCCAGTAACAGCGCCGGTAAGCGTAATTGTTTGATCACCAGTGTTTGTGCCTGAACTGGTGCCAGAAAATGTTGAGCCGTTGGTCCAAGTGCCAGTTGCAACAGCAAGATCTCCTAGGCCCAATGTTGCGCGCTGATCAGCAGTAGTTGCATCCGCAAGCAAATCTCGACCGGCTGAAGTGCAGGTGATTTCCTCGAAATTGCCAGCGCCTGCAGTGCTACGACCCAGAATTACGTTTGTGCTGGTTGAATTTTGCAGCTTGGCAAACGTGACGGCATCATCACTAAGAGCAGAAGTATTGACAACACCTGTTCCAAAACTTGTTGCAAAACTGCCGGTGCCAGATCCAGTTACAACGCCCGTCAGAGTAATCGTTTGATCACCTGTGTTGGTGCCGCTGCTGGTTCCTGCAAACGATGATCCGTTTGTCCATGTACCAGTGGCAAGGGCAATATTGCCCAACCCAAGGCTGGAGCGTTGCGCTGCCGCGTCTGCTCCGGCAATCAACGTCCTACCCGCTGCAGTACAGGCAATCTCTTCAACGGTTCCGCCGCTGGCAGTGCTACGCCCTAAGACAACATCACTTGTAGATGTGTCTTGGATAATGTCATAGGTAACAGCGTCAGAAGCAAGCTCTGTTGTACCGACAACGCCAGCAGAAATAGCTACAGCAAACGAACCAGTGCCGGAACCAGTTACATCGCCCGTAAGCGTGATCGTTTGATCACCCGTGTTTGTTCCGCTCGTAGTACCGGAGTGCGTACCGGAAAACGTACCATCTTGAGTCGCAAGCGTCCCAAGGCCAAGGGTCGTGCGCTGTGCTGCAGCATCAGCATCATCAAGCAATGCACGACCTGCTGTTGTCAGGCTATAAACCGCATAAGTATCAGATGCAGTTAAATAAACGCTTTGATCAGCTGCCGTCGTAAGTCCTGCGATCGACTCAAGGCCAGCGTCATAAGCCTGAACATCGACGCCAATTTCAACACCAAGATTGACCCTAGCGTTGACAGCATCAGATGCGCCAGTACCACCATCGGCAATCGTCAGATCAGTGATGCCAGTAATAGTGCCGCCGGTGATCGTGGCGCTGCTAGAACTCAGGTTTGCAGTAACCGTTCCAAAGGTGACAGAATCGTCAGTGTCGATGCCAAGAGTTGTGCGCTGAGCAGCGGTATCAGCATCATCCAGCAAGGCTCGACCTGCTGCAGTGCAAATAATCTCTTCAACAACACCAACCCCAGCAGTCGATCGACCCAATAATCGATCAGTTGCCGTTACATTTTGAATCTTGGAATAGGTAACACTATCATCGGCCAGCGCAGTGGTGCCAATCTTTGTCGTGCTGCTTTGATCAAGCTTGTCAAGATCAATTGAGCTGGCATCAACCAAGTCGAGACCAGCATCAACAAGGTTCTTTGCCGTGACCTTTTTGGTCTCAGAACCGCTGATGTCAGCGATGGGCAAGACATCATTAGCCGCAACACCAGCCTTGCTCAGCTCGTTAAGTTGCGTTATGCGTTGATCAGCCAAAGCCCCAGCCTCGCACTTAGAAGGACATGTGCCTTTATTTTAGTCCGTATCCTCCTGCAGCAAATAGTTGAGGGATTGCTCAACGCGAATCCGATCGTCGTCTTCTTTGAGGATGTATTGAGACGGCTTGCCTGTCACCAGCCTGACATCTCCTGTCGTCACGAAATCAATCGAACAACTGATGATGTCATCAGCAGCAACAGTTACACCAGAACTTGTGACAACTGCCGTCAAAAGGTAGAAAACATTGTCCACATTTGGATCGACCTCTTTGTCGGTCAAATACAAAGCCAAGTCAAACGCTGACCCAAGATCAACCCTTTGAATAAGTTGAATCAAAAGCTTAGGTGTTTCTTTGACTCCTGACGTAGTGCTGTCAAATGCACAGTCGATCCGACCAGAGCCGCTAATGATTCCAGCCGAATACTGCTGACGAAACTTATCGCTTAATGCCGTTGAGTCGATCTGCTCTCGATCGCTTTGGAACTCATACCGCAAGACGTTGCCCAGCACGTTGAAGCCAACGTCTCTGACGGTAATCGTGACATCGATCGAGTCGCCAGTAAATGCCTCCAATGCAATTTCATTTGCCCTGGTGTTGTTAACAGCATCGGCAAAACTAGAAAACAGGCGCAAGCCGCCAGCGGCATTCACATTGATAAAAGCGCTGAAGGTGTCTTGCGTTGTATTAGAGGACCAAGCGCTTGCTGGGATGAAGTCAAGACCCCTTGCGTCAGCAGTGACGATGTCAACCCTATCGCCAGTGAAAAGGTTATCAGTGGAGCCTTCAATGCCAACGCGATTCAACGTCAACGCAAGGTCATCTAAGGCGACACTGCTTGCAAGCTCGCCAATCGAAGGATCAGCTCCACGTCGAAGCCTGACGTTCCCTTTAGTGCCAAGAAAAAAGGTCATCAGGAAATAACTTCAGTAAACTCTCCATTGACAGTAAATGTAATCGGAACAACGCTTAGCTCGCCAGTTGAAACTGAAACCGTTGCCGAGGTGATGAAAGCGTTGAACTTGATGTCGTCAGTGCTGCCAGTCCCGACGTTAAGCTCAAGTGTCACTTCTTCATTGTTTGTTCCAGCATCGATTGAGCCAATTTTCATTATTTTGCCCAAAAGAGCCGTGAATTGCGTGTAACTATTTGGCTCGGTCCCTTCAAGCCTGTAATACATCAAAGTTGCGCTGCCGGTTGCGCCTTTCACGCCTGGCGTGAATGTATTTGACGTGCTTTCAATGGTGTTAGTGCTTAACAGCTCAACCGTCGTCTCAATCGACCAGTCACGGATCTTCGCTACTGGCTTGGAATTGAAAACCAAGGATCCAGTCCGCCCAGTGTAAAAAGCCATTGATCGCGTCGGGACATTGCGTTTAGCTTAGCTCACATCAAATTTAGAGGCACGGAAGTCCGCCACCTTAGCCCGCAAGCTATCGTCATTTGGAATGTTTTCGATGACGGGATACTCAATAGCCTTGATCGCAACCTCCCCTTCTTCGTCGATTTCAATCTCCATCACACGATAAACACGTTTTTTTGGCTTCTCTTGGCCCATTACGAACATTTGGCCAGTATTGCCAGACAGACCTGAAGCGGTCCTAACGCCTGTTGCTCCATCAACAGACACAGAAGCCGACTTAGCGCTGACATTGCCAGTGGCGTTGTCATACAAGAGGAAGCTGTAAGTCCCAGCACTAAGGGAGTCCAGCAAAGGCGCGTTCAAGACGCCGCCATCTAAAACAATCCCAGAAGAGTACTTATCCCAATGGCGCAGACCAATATCGACATAGATAAAATCGCCAGGCTCAATCAATGCCTCTGAAGGGAACGTCTTAAACTCAATGCCTTGGCGGATGTGGCGTCGCTGATTGCAAAGCAGCTTTCCAAAAGCGATTGCCTGCTCTCTTTGCGTGACAAACTGACTAGCGTCAAAAGTCTCGCGAACCGCCGGAACATTGTCTTTGATGACATTTTTGCGGCAAACTTGAACGCTTTTTTTCGAGCTAAAAACGTCGGACGCTTCATATTGCCTGTAAATTATTGAGACAATAAGCTCCTCTGTCGCGGCCCCGTAATTCAAAAACTCTTCTTTATATGACCCTTCCAAAATGTTGCCTGCGGTAAAAAGCGCGGACACATTAAAAGCAATGGGCAGTCCATTCGATTCAGCAGCTTGCCCTGATGAATTAACCGGAACGGCTGGGACAAGAGTATCTTTGCCGTTTTTGCGAGCAAGCTCCAGCAAGCTAAATGCTGCCGCTTCTGCCCAGAACTCACGCCAAGAGCTTAAGTCCGCAATGACACCGTCCATATATAACCGGAACGCAGGATTGCCTGCAGCTTCCCTTGGGAAATTATTTTCTTTGCAAAAACGCTTCGCAAGCTTTAAGCCCTGGTCGTCGATGCTTGTCACATCAAGATAATGCCCGACTCCATTGGTCTTATCTAGAACTGTATCAATGAAGATGTCGGGGGCGTAACTGCTTGACTTCGTAGGAGCATCGCTTGGATTTTCTACTGTTCGACAAAGCTTTCCTTTTGTGACAAGCGCCGAAATGCTGCGCAAATCTTGAACGCCTCTCCCAGAAAAAAGGCCCAATGCCATCATGGTCATATTTTGATATTTCTTATCCATCCCGCTGTCTAGCTGCTGTTCAGTGACAGCAGTTAAAGCCACCTCTGGGCCAGACTCGGAGCTGAACTGAATTTGAGTATCTGAGTTAACAGAAAACATGTCCCATTCATTTGTGTAAATAGGACCGCGCTCTGTTTCGTCTGGATAGTAACCCCTTAATTTGTCAAAATCGACTCTGCGTCCATGCCAAGATACGACAATCTTTCCGCCGTCGATCTCAAGGGTGCGCAATTGTTCCGTGTTTTCAATGTACGCAAATTTCGTAAACGGACGTGCACGATATTCAGCGCTTATGTCGTAAACCGGCTCAAACGTAAACTGCCATTTTTTCGCCGCTTGACTGTAAAACGTCAACTGACTATAAAAGTCAGCATTGCTTCCGCGCCTTAGAGCAAACACATAGCTGACAAGATTTGATGCCGTTTTGCTCCCGACCTCTTGGTAATACATGCGGAAAAAAACCATCCGGCTCTTGATGCCATTATCGGAAAGGTTGTATTCTTTAACCTTCCTCTCTCCATACTTCTTTTGGCGACCTGATATTCTGCGAAACAATCGCGATTTAAAGGAAAACTTGACTGCATTACACGCGCTCAACGTGTCGTAAGATGCGATTTCTGCTTTGACTAAGCATTTCGCAAAGAAGGTGTTATCAAAAGACTGCGCGTATTCATCCCAGTCGGATAAAATGTCATTTATGTTATCCAAGGCTTGTTCTTTGTCTCTGATGACAGCCTTCATTGCTTGGCGAACAGCTTTCACTCCCACAGGGTCATCAACAAACTCGCCCGAAGGCAAGGCGTCCTGAACGGCTTCAGTGTAATCAATGTCTCTATCAATAATTTTGGCGGCAAGATCATGCATGACCTCAAGATTTCTTTTGACGCGATTGTCAATTCTTGCTTGTCGCGTCGTCTCTCTGTCTCCAAGCCTCTTCAACTTGTCGTCGTATTCGCCGAGGAAGATAAACGTGTCAGCGTTTAACACGTTTCTCTTTGCGGCAGCATCTTGAAGAGCGCTGGATTTTAGCGTCGTGTTGCTCTTTTCAAGATTCGACCGATTCTCTTCGTTGGTTGAATAACTTGACTTGGTACTGGCTAATTTATCCCTTAAATCTTTTAGCTTTTCATCATTGGGGAAGACATCATAGTCGTCGCCGTTTGGGTTAAAATTAAGGCCGTTAAAATTAAAATAGTTAAAAACGCCGTTACGGTCGATATAAAGGAAAGTGAAGAAAAGAATTTGGCCAGGCTTCATTGTTCCAAGGCTGGTGGGGCCGTCGACAATGTCTTTGCCATACCCCACAAAGTTAACTTTTGCTCCGCGATTGACAAAGGCAACTAGGTCTTCTTTGCTGACGCCGAAAGTTGCTTGTTTTTCTAAAATCTTTGCGTCAGGGTCGGCTCCATAATAAATTCGGTTGCTTCTATCGCGTTGGATAAAAGCATTGTCGGCTTTTACGACCGTAAAATCCAAGCCATCATAAACACCTTCGTAAATAGCGTCCTTCAAGGCCCTTAAGGCTTTTCTTTGCTGACGCAATGCTCTGCGTATTGACCTCACCTTGATCACTGGTTTGTCATCGTTAAACTCATCTTTCAGAGTCTCCGTATAGGCAATCGAGCCAGCCTTAGAGAATTTATAACTGTCGTCTCCTACGACATAGGAAACTGTCTCGATTTCTTCGTTTTCAAGTTCAATCTCTGCGTTAAAGGTTTGCTCCCATTCAACAGTCTGCTGCCCTTTAAACGCAAGGCTCACAACTGGCGCGCTATCGTTTTTGATCACAATCGGATCTTTTCTAACACCAAAGGCCGCCGTACCAGTGCCAGTGCCCGGCCCCGTTGCAGTGAAAAATGTATCTACCTTGTTTTCGAGTGCTCCGATCAAGGTAAAGTCAGTTTGACTATTTTTTTGCCCAAGACTAGCAATTCGATAAGTAACGTTCGCCTTGAGTTTAGTCGCAGTCAGCGTTTCACCTTCCTCTTTGTGCGGGTCAGACAGGATCGCTTGAGCTTGTTCAAACTGCTGCCGCAGCTCTCTATTTTCAGTTCTTGGCTCTTTCCGTCCATAATCAGTTGAAGGCGTTCGGCCGCTTTTGATGCATTTAAAATCAGCTGTTACGACGCCTTGATCAATACTTGTCGCGTTAGAAAGCGTAATCAGCTTGAACTTCGCCGTTCCAAGCATATAAGTTGCGCCAAAATCTAACGTTTCAAGCATTTGACGCCGCATGTCTTCACCGGCTTTTTGTGGCTGCTTATCTCCGCCGCCCTCTCCAGCCTTTTCAAAAAACAGCTGAATTTTATCGTTTTCTTGGAAATTGCCTTGATTCGATGTCCATTTTCTATTGTCGAACTTTTCAGAAGGCATCTCGATCGAAATATTTGATTCCTCTCGCTTACCTTCAGTGTCTCGCGAGCGGACTTCGACGTTAATTGGAATAACATCAAAAACGCCTAAACTTGTTGCCGTTGAAGGCGTGTAAGCTTGGCTGAAACCCTTTTCCCTGCCATTATTAAACGCAACCAAGCAGGCTGGACGTGTTTCAGTGCTAGGCTTTAAGCGGGCGGGAAAAAACTCTTTGGATCCAAAGCCAGAAATCAACTCGCTGAATTTAGGGACACCCTCTGCGCCAGCGCTTTTACCAAAAATAAATACACTTTGGCTGCTCAGATCAGACATGCTGGTCTGACCAAAAGCAGTTCTTGTATAGTCAATTTCTTGAATTTGAGATGCGCCTAAAACAAGCAGCAGTTGCATGAACTGCGTTGATCCAAAATTTTCAATTGCAGACCATACCAATGAACCAGAGACCCTGACATCTGCGTAAGGGTTTTGATTGGTGTAAACCAAATTGACTGGGTCGCCGTAACTTGCCAACTCTTGAGTGCTATTAAAGCCAAAAGTTGGCGCAAAGCGCTGCTCTCTGCTGCGACGTTGATCCTTGGGGGCGCTAGGGATATTTGGCTTGGGAGCAAGCAATGCCGCTCCAACCGAAAAAATTGCCCCAACAACAGTCAGAACAATTCCAACCGTGAAAGGATCGATGCCAGTGTTCCTAACGTCTAAGATCGTACCAGCCTTGTTATCCGCATACTCCTGTTGAATCGCAACAAATTGCAAATACTCATCCTTGGTAATATCCAAGGCGTCGATCAGCTGGTGCTCATACGGAAGTAACTTGCGATCCATCAATCAACCCAGAAATAGTGAGCCAATACACGGTTAACAGGCAATGAGATCACCCGCCCGCCAGGGGAGATGCAAACCAAACGTTGGTTTACAACCGTGCCAAGCGCTGGATTGTTCGTCTTGGAAATCAAGGCGACAGCACCATGTTTTGGCATTGTAAGTCGTTTCCCAACCTCAAGTAACCACCTTGCAATGCGAAAGCTTTTCAACGTGTCCGCCGTGTAGGTGTCATAAGCCCACTGAAAAGCTCCCTCGTATGGCCTCAGCCCCAAGCGCGTCCTAATTTCGCAGACCAATTGAAAGCAATCTGTCTTACCGCTGCCATCGCTGGGTTTTGCGCCCCATTCATACTCAAGACCGATCAGGTCATTCATCGCAAGGACAAGACAGAATCAAGCGGCAGAATCCCAACGTTTTCTTCGTTCAATCGATTTGCCGGAAAATTGGACGCGACAGCGTCTGCCGCCGTATTGAAACGCAGCTCCACGGTCTCAGCGCTGAAGCTTGCCCCAAGGCCAACGTAACGCTCTGACGGGCCGTTGTTAGAAACGTTGCCACCTTCGTAGACAAAACGAGTGTTCAGTTCAAGAATGCTCTTCCGGTTGCCATTGCCTTGCTCTACAAGCCTAATGGCATATTCCGTACAAGGAAAAAGCACTTGAATTTGCGAGTTATCACCATTCAAACTTGAGACGCTTCCACTCACTTGAAATGGCGCAAAGCTGTATGACTCGGAAGCAAAAGTGCTTGTCGTATTGATGAAATAATTTTGATACCGATGAACAGTGCCGCTGTCGTCGGTGATCTTAAGATATTGAACCATTCTGATCTGTGTGCTCATGATGCTTCAAGCTCTCCAGACAGTTTGATGGCAACAGTGCTGATATTGTTAATGACTTGGGAAACCTCGGGGGGAGAAGCATATCGCCACTTAATGTTGGCATTGGGAGATTGAATCTTGCCCTTAAGGCCACTCGCCATCGCAGCAAACACCTCGTTTGGCAATGTAAAAGAACTAAATGTCCCTTCAACGTTGATGTAGTGCTGCATGATCAAGTTAGCATTTGCATCTGAAATGTTCCTAAACTGCAAATCAAGCGAATATCCGGTCTGAACATTGCCGAACGCTCTTCTGAACACAACGCCCGATAACGACGTGTAAGTCTTGCTCGGATAATCGCCCATCGAAAAGCTTCGCTGGGAAGGCTTGATCTTGGGGAATTGTTCAGACATCAGGCGATACCAACTCGGGCGCGTGTTCGTGGGCTATTTTGCATCCTATCCAGAGTCATGTTCATGCCCCTGGTTGCGCCATCATTAGCAGCTTGGCGCCTGGTTGTTGCCATCGCAAGCTCCAACTGCTCGCGGCTAACGTACTCAGTTCCGCCAATGTTAGTCGTCTCAAAAGTAAAGTTCATTGAGCTTGCGGCCCCAGCAGGGGAACGCCCCATCAGTCGGCGCATGTCTTCGTTAGAGCTAACCTGACCCGATTGTGACGGCATAAACAATTCTGGCCCACGCTCGCCAACTAAATAAGGGCGTCCGCCTTCCACAGGGCCACCGTTGGCTCGTCCAAAAATTGAACCCAACCCTGGAATGCTGCCCAGCAAACTGTTGACGCCAAATTGCAACAGAATCCTGCCGACATTACGCAAGACATCTGAAGCAATCTCAGACAGTTTTTTCGTGCCCTCAACAGCAGACGACAAGGCATCGACAATTCCCGTGGAGATTGTGTCACCAATGGATTTATATAGCTCTTTCATCTTGGCCGCCTCTTCTTCCATTGTATTCTGGAAAAACGCCTTAAATTCGCTCTGCGCTTTTTGCCTTTCCTCGACAAGCTTTATTGTTTCTCCAATAGAGTCAGCAGTTCTTTCAAAGACGTAATCCATAATCGCAGCTTGCTCTCGATTTGATGCGATCAATGAATTATTGGCCAACAACTCTTCTTGTTGACCAGCTGCGGTTGTTGTCTTGATTCTGGCGGCAGCATCTTGCTTGTCATATTGAATTTGCAACAGCTCGCGTTGCAAATCAGTTTCTTGCCTAGTCAGCTCCAAAGTGCGTTCTTGTTCTTGCAAAAGAACAGCACCAGCTTTCATTTGATCAGCGAGGATGTCCGCAGCGCTTTTGCCTCGGCCTCCGCCACCAGCAGTGCCGCCCAATAACTTAGGCACACTTAAATCAGGAGTCTTAGGCGCATCAGCAGCAGATAAGCCAAAACCTGATTCAAACAATCTTGCTCTTTCGTTTCTCAAAGCCGCTCGTTGTTGCCCTGTCGGACGACCACCTTCTTTAATCCCAAGATTTATACGAGCCTGCTTATTGATAGCGGCTGCTCTCTCCATTCGCCGAAAAAGATTGTTAATTTGATTTGTAATTGTTGTCAAGAAATCGATGATTCCTTTGAAAACAGGAGAAAGGAACTTGCCTATGTTTTGACCAAAGCGCTGTAAAGCGTCTTGCAATGTGGACAACTTGCCGAATAATGTGTCCGATTGAGCGATTGCGCCGTTTGCATATTTGCCGCCTTTTTCGGTCAACCTAATCAAAGCCACCTCTGCAGCCTTTGCGCTTATTTGGCCTTTTCGCAGAGCCGCGCTAAATTCTTCACCTGTCATCCCGTACATCTTTCGCAGCTCATCTTGCAAAGCGACGCCACGTGCTTGCAGCTGCAACAGTTCTTCGCCTTGCAAGCGACCCTTGGCTTGAATTTGACCAAACGCTGTAGCGATTCCGCCAAGATCAGCGCCCGTTGCGCCTGCAATATCAGCAAGACGCTTGGTTATCCCTACGACTTTGTCAGTTTCAAATCCAAACGCCTTCATGCGTTTGGCCGTTTTAATCAGCTCTTGACTTGTAAAAGGCGTAACAGCGCCAAATGCTTGCAAGTCAGAAATTATTTCCTTCGCCGTCTTGAGCGATCCAGTCAAAACCTGCAGGCTTTTAGTTTGCCGCTCAAGCTCGCCAGCTTGCATAAACGCAAACCTCAAGCCAGCAATCGCCGAAGCCGCTACCGCTGCAATCGCTGCCGCTTTGCCAAATCCTTTAAAACTGGCCGTCGCTTTTCTTGCGCGATCTTGAATTTTTTTTAAAGCACTAACAGCTTTATTCTTAGCGCGCTCAAAGGCTGGCCCAATTTTTTTGACCGAGCTTTTCAGTCGCTCGACCGCACGTTCTACTTTCTTGGTTGTTTGCTGTACTTTTCGCAGCGGGTTGACAGCCTTGGCGGCATCGACAATCAGTTGTACTGAAGCTTGTGCCATACCCGCTCAGCGATTCTTCCATGTTACCGCTGCCGCGCCCTTGCGCGATCCATTGCTTTCTTTTCCTCCTCCCCCTTCAACTCATAAAACGCCGCAAAATAAACAAGCTCCGCATCGGTCAACTCCGTGCGGAGCCTGCTGACAGTCATGCCTAGCTCGCAGGCCAAGAAGAACTCAAAAAAGGTCCAATTGTCCTGCTTTAGTCTTTTTTTACTTCGTCCAGGTCGGTCTCCTCGTCAAGCCCGAACAAGAACAGCTCAAGCTCATTGAGCACTGACTCTGGTAATTCATGCTGAAGCTTGGCAGCATCACCGCTGTCAAAGGCTTTTGTTCCATCCTTAAGCTCGGCAAGCTGACACAGCATCTGCGTACTGATGTCCAATGCTTCTTCGCTATTCGCAAGGTTTTGAGCACGTTTGCGATCAGCTCGCGTGATCGGGCGAAAATAAAGATCTAGGACATTTGCCCCGGCTTTGTTTTTAATGCTGAACTTGCGACGTTGGTTAAGGTCAAATGCCCCAACCAACAAATCAACTGTCCGAACAGCTTTGGAAGGCATACACTAAATTAAGCAACAGAAGCGATTGCAATTGTTCCCTTAGTATCGAAAGTAAGGGTTACAACTTGCAGCTCGCCAACAGTAGCACTGAACTCCGCGCCCGTAATTAAAATATCAAAAGTAATTTTTTCGCTTCCGCTGCCTTGACTGCCAGCGTCGTAAGTGTAAAGCTCGGCGCTTGCGTTTGTAGATTCTGTCGAAGAAGTCGTTAAAATCTCGCGAATTAAATCGCCTTTGCCATCGCCGGCAGCAGTCTTCTCGTAAAAAACTTCGATCGTGCCGCTGCCGCCAATTAGACCACCTACGCGATTGCGAAAGTCATTTCCAAAAACAGTTGCGTCAAGTGAATCTTTTTCAATCGACAGCGACCACGACTGAACAGCAGTCACAACAGTCAAAGTGTCTGCAGAATCGTGCTTGAACAACACGTTGCCTTGTTCGCCACGATAAAAGGCCATGGTCAGAGTTCCTCGATGGATTCAAAGGTCACACGGACCTGCGTCTGAAAATAGCCCTCAGGTGAAGCGGACAACACCTCTGGACCGACTGGAGCGTCGAAGTAAACCCCCGACACGATAACTCTATTGTATAGGTCGCGAATCCTTTTGGCGACAGCGTAGTTGTCGCCGGGCCCAACACCTTGCGGTGTAAAGATGTTCATGACAACAAGGCCAACCATTCGATTGTCAGAATTGACAGTTGCACCTTGACTCAAATATTGATTCGATCCAAACGAGGTTAAACATTGAACCCATGACGAACCTGGCGTTGGCTCATACGCCATGTTGTGAAACACAACTGGGATGACTGGACTGCCAGCAAGCTCTGTTGCTAGGCGCCCTTCAATCGTTGCCCTGATTGCGTTGAGATCAGCAGCAGCCATCAGTTGCGCCTCCTAAAAGCTGCAATAAATTTAGGCACTTCATTGGTTGAGATTTCTTTCCCGATCAAATCAGGAAAGCCGGGCGTAGTGCCTTGACGTGTTCGATACTTGCCGCCCCAAGACGGCGGCAAATTGTTTCCGTACAACACAGGCTCTGCGTATTCCATATTGTTTGTGATTTCAGCCTTGAACTTGCCAATGCTTGTTTGCCAAGCGTTGCGCAGGCGTCCGGTATCAACAGGCGTTTGCTCTTTAACCTGCTTTGTCCAGCTCAACGCTGTCAGCTTCACAACCTCTTGAACCTCTTCCTCCATCAGATCAGCGATCTGATTAATCCTGATCTGACGTGCCATTGTTATGCCCTCAACGTCAACTCATAAACCACAGCAGTGTTGTCCTGCTCAATCGTTTCGGCGCGGATAATTTGATGCACCACATTGGCAATCACAACGCGATCCTTGGTTTCAGGAGCCGTTGCAAGATCATTCGCGGCAACCGTCAGCTTTTTGTCGCCAGCTTGGACAAGCTCATTTACCTCGCGAGCGTTAACGTCCTCAAGCACTCCTTTAATGTTGGTGTCGCTGATCGTTTCCGTGACTGAGCCGGTCGTAGCGTCATAAGCACCAGCGGTAACGTAACGAATCGTCACATCACCGCCAAGTTTGTTGACCACTTTGCTGGCCACTTTTTCTAAAGCCTTCGCGATACTCATCAGGCTTCATAAGCAACGACAGTGCCACTCGTCAGCGTAATGCTCGTAACTTCAAGCCCTTCGATGCAAGCCGAAGCGCTGACGTTGATTCCATTGATCGTTGACGATCCGTTTTCAGTGATTGCAGAAGATGTCATCGATGCAATCACCGAATCTTCAAGCGCCATAATCTTCACGAATCGGCCAGTCTGGGCGGATGTGTTCGTGATGATGGTCGCCTTGGTCGGCGCGTACCCATAACCCATGACTAGCTCCTTCGGATGGCGACATTTCCTGGCCCACTAATTCTAAGGCCAGTCAAGAACCTTTCAAACATAGGCGGAACATGATCAGCACCAACCGCACCCGTTTTGTCAGGCGTAACGTCAATGCTGCCGATTTTGACGTTCTTGAAATCGTTAAGGCCACTCAGGCTGATGCCATCCTTTTCGCTGTGCAGATAAACCGCCAACTCGATTTGAGCGCGCTTAATCTGATCAGGGATTTCCGTGTCGGTAAAATAATCCTCTGAAATGCGAAACGGGAAGCCCGTTGCATAGGTATTGACATAAGTGTCAGGCTTACGAACGCCAGTGCGCGGCCACTGCAATGCCTGCGTGTCTGTTGCCCGTGCGCCCAAGAAACGCTCACGATCAAGGCGTTGCGTTGCTGCTGTTAACGCCCTGTTGCGACTGTCAGTATTGCCTGAATCCCATTTGGCCGCATCAGTGCTCAGCACCATTGCCTCAACGTAAGCGTCAGCCTCAGCCAGCGTTATGTAGCTGTTGGCGCTTGCGTCGCCCGCTGTTGCGTTGATTGTTACTGCCATCGGGCTTCACAGTAGAAGTCTTTTTGACCGGCTCTACAGAGGCAGAGGCCGCCGCTTGCGCAGCAGCCTCACGCTCCTTAGCTCGCCGGAAAGCGAACAGACCCATCAGGAGCTAGCGCCCTTCAGAGCCACAAAGTTGAGGACAATCGCCTCAGACAGCGAACCGCCAGACACGTTGCTCACAGTGATCGCAAAGGATCCTGCGGCAATGGTGTTGGCTTGAACCAGATAAGAACCAGCGGTGCCGCCAGAACCATGATTCACAACAACCACATCAGTGGCTGCAACTTCACTGTTGGTCACGGTGAAAGACACTTCAACGCCTGCTGCCAGGGCAGCGCCGTTCATCGTGATTTGACCAGAGGCAGTGTTCAGAGTCACGCCAGTGGATTTATCAGTGGCCTGAGTGACAGTGCCGCCGGTAGTCGGGCCGATCAGTTTGCCCGCTGTTGCCTCGAAAATGGATGCCATGGTTAGTTACCTCAGTCAAGGTTGCTTGTGTTGGTAACCCGCACGATTCCAATGTTGTTGGTCTCGTACACCTTGGTCCAGTTGCCCACGGTTTCCAGCTGTGCCCGAGTCGGGTTGGAAACAGCGGTTGACCACTTGGCACCAATCGGGTGGTACACATAGTGCAGATCGATTGACATGGCATCGCTCTTGGCGAGGATGTCACGATCAGTTTCGGTCTGCAGCCCAAGCTGTTCGCCAGAGCCAATGGAGCCCTGAGTGAACAGATAAGTGGCGTACTCAGTGTTGGGAGCAGCGCCAGTGCTCTGCAGATCAGCAGACACGATCACACGCAGACCCATGAAGGTCGGAACTTGCACACTGCCAAAAGCAGGAGCAGTCGAACCTTGAGTTGCGCCGGTGTCAGGTGCACCAGTGTTGTCGTAGATGAAGTCGATCGCACGACGCTCCATCAGGTCGTAATAGACCTTGGGGTGCATGGCGATAGCGGTGAGCTTTTCACCTTGATCACCCAGCAGGGACTTGGCTTCGACAATCTGACGAGGGCCAAGAACAGTTGGGGTGTCGCCGGTTGCACCGTCAACAGTCAGACCCGCATAAGCAGCAGAGCTGTTGTCATCGACAGCGCCGAACACGCCAGCCAAACAGGACAGCAGATCCTTTTGACGCTGGTTGGCGATGTAATCAGCGATCTTGGCGCCAATGGCAGCCATGGGATCAGAACCCGCAGCCAGAGCAGCCAGATCCCGGGACTCGAAAGCGCGACCACGATGCAGAACAGCAGCGACCTGCTTGTCTGCGGTGATCTTGCCAGGGATCAAGGATGAGCTATCGGTCAGACGCTCAAAATCGCCTGACAGGTTTGCCTTATAGAAAGGCACTTGGATGAAATCACCACCATCCTCTGCAGCATTCAGCTCAGCCATTGGCTGCACCACACCGCTAGCCAAAAAGGCATCACGCTGAGTTGTCTGCTCAATGACGTAAGGAGTAAATACCTCAGGGATGATGATGTCAGAGCGAAGAGTCGCCATGACAGATCCTCAAAAATGGTGTTTACGGTGTGGGCACGGCCCTAATTGGCTCAGCACGGCTTCGCCTTGGTTTTTATATTAACGGTTTGCAGCAGCTTTCAACCTTTCGTACAAATCCCGATCGGTACGGAACAACCGCGATTGTTCTGTCAGGTTGAATGAATCCTTGGAAAACGGATTTTTTGTCCCCGGAGGAATGTCGCCGCCCATGCTGCGACCCGCAGGCGCACCGCTGCCTTGAGGCTTCGGCGCTTTCTGCATATAACTCGGCAACGTCTTGGCCCATTCACCAATCGGTTTGCGTTCGTAACCATTGACGACAACAACCGTGCCATCAGCCTCGCGTTCAATCTGATTTGGCTTTAGCAGCTCAGCTTTGAACACAATGCTTGGATCATGCACCACATCCGCCAACGCATTGTTTGCCGGTGCAATTAGCTCAAGCTCTCTGACCTTTGTTTCAAGCTCTGCAATGCGCTGGTCCTTCGCCTCCGTCGCCTCACGGAACTGCTGCTCCAAAGCCTGTCGGGCTTCGGTGTATCTGCCCTGTTTCTCCATGTCTGCTTGCTCCGCCTTAGCTTTGAAGTCCAGTAGCTCCTGAACGTCAACGCCATCGGGAACAGCCTTGATTGATTCCTTAAAATCCTTGTACTCTTTTAAAAGCTCTGCGTTTTTGCGACGCATTGCATCCAGTTCAGATTGCCACTTTTGAGCATTAACATCTTGCTCCACGGGAGCAGTGTTTTCTTCAGACATGAATTAGCCACGGGCTAAATTGCCTCACCACTTTACTTTGCTTGTCCGATATACGGCAAACGTTATTTGCGTTTTGGTTTTTTCGACTTGCGCTTTCCAATCGGAACGCATTTGTCTTTTCCATTTTTTGTGCCCGCAAAGCGATAGCCTGACCAGCAAGCTTTACCATCCGCGCCCTTTTTCTTTTGGCGTTTCACTTTTTCTTGCCTCCTTTCTTTTTCTTGCCGACTGGTTTCTGGGGCTTTTTCGGACCGCTATAACGTGGCATCACTCAGCCTCTTTTACTGGCTCGACCTTAACGGTCTTTTTCTTTGCCGCTGCTTTTGCCTTCGGCGCAGCCTTTGGCTCCTCGCCTTGAACCGTAAACTGAAATTTACTGTGCAGCTTTGCCATAGCGACGTTGCAACTGCTCCAAGGTTAGCTCTGATCCGTCCTCGCTTACAAATTTGCGGATAGCGTCGCTTGGGCCATATTTTCTCGCCAATCGATTGAAATATGGCACCTTTTCAGGGCCAAGGACATCGGCTTTGGTCTCTTTGCTTTGATTATGCAACCATTGCCCATACGTTTGATTTTCAGGAACTAAGCCATCTTTGCTCCGTCGCTTGCCAGGTTTTGGCGGCGTAATTTCTAACCCCTCGTAATCAATCAATGGCACGGTTGTTGACCTGCAATTGAAATGTTGCGGCGGTGTTGGCCCTTTGCCGTAATCAAACTCTTGGCCATCTAAGGCACGGCAAATGGGCGACGTTCTGCCATCTAACGTCGCAATATATCGGTAACGTTTCGTAATGCTTTGATTCGCCTCGTAAACCTGCTGGCTTGATGCGTTTGCAACTTGATTGACACTCGTCCGCACCAACGCCATCACTTGATGATTCGCGACAGACGTAACCTGGCCGCCAGCTTGCGCCAACTGTCGAACGCTCTGTGCGCGCTGTCCAAACCGTAAACGACCCTTCAAGCGACGCGCCAACTTGTCCGTTGATTCGCCCGTCAGCAATCCATTTCGTACCGTCTTTGCAAATAGGTCAGCCTGCGATTCCGCTAAGCCGCGAAACGATTTTGCAAGCACCTTGCCGTTCGGCAATGTGATTACCGTGCCCTGCGCTGCCGTCAACGAAAACGCTTGCGGGGCTCCAGTCACAGCAGCCTGTAAATCATCACTCAGCGCAACCACGTTGATTGCTGTCGGATCAACAGTCGCGACAGATTGCGCAAACTGAGGGCTAATTTGAATGCTGCGGATCTGATCACGCATCTCCAGCGGCAATGCCCTACGCAACTGATCCTCCACAAATTCAGATTGCAGCAACGACAATCCCTGCAGCTCTCCAACCGCTAGAACAGTGCTTGCCTCAGCCCAGCCGTCCAACGATTGCTTGAGCTGCGCCAAAATCACACGCAACCTTGCAGCCCGCGCAGGAGCAGACAACTCATCCAATGTTCGCAGCTGATCAACTGCATCAATAATCAGATCGTTGTAAGTAACGGCAACCCTTTTGGCGACACCATTACTAAAACGATTGAGATCAACCGCATTTCGATATAGCGCCGCTGGTGTGCTCATCCTTCCCTCAACCCAACGCATTCGGGGTCATCGATGCAAATGACTGACACATCGGCACCAGCGCGCAGCGCATTTCCGACAATATCGGAAAACTCCAAAATTACATCAGCGTTGTAAGTGTCAATTTTGCACTCACTGACGCCACAAACTTTGCCGCCGTCAAACCAAGTCACTCTGACGACAGCATAAAACTCATTTTCTAAATCTTGCTGTGAATAAAACAGCAGGCGCCGGATCGGCTCATTCGGCTCCTCCGGCTGCCGTTTGCATAACTTATCAAGCCAACTCATCAACAGTCTCCGGCTGCGCTTCTGGCATTGTGGCTTCTGCTTCAGGCTCTTGCCTTGGCGTCGGCTGAATTGTTTCGATTAATCCGCCAGCCTGTGTCGCCTCTAGCTCGTTTTCAACGTCAAAGTCGTCGCCCAATACCTCGCCGGCTTCAAGCTGGAGCAACAGGGTTTCCTGCGTGATCGTGCCAGCGGTGTAAAGCTGCAACAGCGCTTGGATCTCCTGCGGCTCTAGGCGAGTGCCCATGAAGTCACGATTAACAAGGCAGCTACCGGCGTTTGCTTCCTGCATATAGTCAGCGTGGAAGCGCAAGCAATTATCGATCATGTCTTGCATTTGCTGCGCGACAACCATCATTGTCGAGTCGCCTTGGCTGCGATCAATCCGCTTTGCCTCTGCAGTCTCTCCAACAAGCTTGGCGCCAAGGACAGCGGCGAGACCTAGTTCATTGATCTGTGACGCGATCTGCTCAAGCCTGCGGAACTGCGCGTCGTAGCTGTTTCCTGCTGGCTCGATATATTGCGCGGCAGCACCTTCAGGCAATGCAAGCGCTTCACCTGGCCCTGCGCTGATCTCCTCCGCTGATGCTGGGAAGCCAAACAAAGCCAGCATCGGCACGGCACTGATATGCAGCTGATTACTTAGATCAGACTGGACTTGATAATGCTGCAGGTTTAGCTCAGCGATGTCCGCTAGCGGTGGAATCGACTCCAACACGCCAAGCCGGTTTGAGTAAGCCACGCTGAACGGGATTTCACTCAAGCTTGTGCGGCCTTCATCGACAACACGAAACTCACCTTGATCGTCTTTCTGATGAATTTCAAAAGCGCCAGGCGTTAACACCCGCACCTGTTCAACTTGCTTTTCGCCGTATAGACCATCAGGAACAACGATCTTTTCAACGAGGCGAAGCTGCGTCAGTTCCTGCTTGCCGTCTTTCAACTCACTGCGCCAACCGATAATGTCGCGCGGTGTATAGCTCACCCAATATGGCCGACCGTTTTGACCAGCAGCGGGAGCATCAACCAAAACGCCAACATGCCCATAACGGATGCACTGGCGAGAAACAGCAAAAAGCCAGGTCTGTAAATCATTCCCCTGCAAGTCAACGTCAAATAGTTGCTCACGGATAGCGTCTGACACATCGTCAAGACGCACGGGCTTGCGCGTCAACATGCCCGCCAACATGCGTTCAAGCCTGACGTAATACGGCGCCAGAACAGAACGCGCCAAGCGATTGTCATAGCTGATATCTTGCTCCCTAGGCTCCTGCGG